AAAGAGCCGCAGCTGTTGCCCAGAAGCAAGTCGGGCTGCTCCCGGTCGATGATGGAGCGAATCTCCTTCAGTGCCTCCTTGGGGTGCAAAGGGAGGTCGGGAGTCAGCACCACCGCCGTCCCCTCAAACGCCTCTTTCAAGGCTCTCGCCATCGGACAGCTGCCCGTGGCGAAGAATCCGTGTAGGAATAATATCTTCTTCATGCTCTAATCATTTGATAATGATGCGCCTGTAATCTAGGAGGATAAGCCATGCTCAACTCCCATTTTAGGCAATATATCTGCAAAAATACAAAAAATATTCAGAAAAATGATTATATGGATTAATTTTGTTTGCAGGGCGAACTTGATTTAACCTTATTTTATAAGATAGAGGGATATTTTGATAATCTGAAATCCTTAATGACCATGACCGGAAATGACCGGAATCTTTGGGGGGTGAAAATGATGATGACCCTTAATGACTTTGACCCTTCATGACCGGATTTAAGGTAGAAACAAAAAGGCCGCTCTCCTCATAATGAGGTGAGCGGTCGATTTTCATTTTATGACTGAGTCTGCTTATTATAATAAGGTAGACTCCATGTTCTTTATCCCATGCAGCTCGTTACTCCGAGCGTAGTAGCTACAACAATATTTAAACATCCTACTAGCTATTATTTCAAAAAAATGTTGTATCTTTGCCAGCGAAAATAAAAAATTAAAGTGTTATGGCAAAGGTATTATGTATTGTGCGTTCTTCTACAGAGGCACAGGAGATAGAATCACAGAAGAAGGAATTGATTGAGTTCTGCAAGTCCAAGGGGTTTACTGATGGTGACATGCTTTTTATTGAGGCGCAAGGTGCAAGTGCAAGGTCTCTGAATAAGAAGTATATCAAGATGCTTGAAGACATCAAGTCAACTATCTTGAATGACAGTGAAATCAAGTCTGTTGCTGTTTGGGCATTGAATAGACTTGGAAGAGTTGAGAGCAAGTTACATGAAATGAAGGAGTTCTTTGTTAAAAATAGAATCCAAGTGTACTGCAAAGACCCTTCCTTTTCTCTATTGAAAGAAGATGGAACTGAGGACACAGCAGGAAGCATGATGTTTTCCGTTTATGCTGCAATGGTGAAGTTAGATACTGAGGAAATGTTTGCTAAGATGCAGCGTGGCAAGAAACGCAATGCAGAGATTGGAAAGTGCAATGGAAGCCACATTCAAATGTACGGTTATCAGCTTGACAGTAACAATTTTGTCATTCCATTGAAGGAAGAGGCTGAGGCTGTCAACATGATATATGATATGTATATCACTGGGAAGTATTCAACCTACACATTGGCAACAGAGTTGAACGCAAGGGGTTTCCGCAATAGAGGAAAGAAGGTTACACAAGCTTGGATTGGCAAGATACTAGGCGAAACCGCATACATTGGCTATACCAATTGGGAAGGTTCACGTTCTAGTCATAGAAAATTCATCCCTATAATGTCCAAAGATAAGTGGGATAAATGCCAAGCAATAAAAGAGGCTAAGAAGAATGGCGAATATGTGGGGAAGACCAAGGAATCTAGGAACACCAACCTAGGGTGTGGATTGATAAAGTGTCCTAAATGCGGTGGCAATTACATGGCATCTGGGTTGAATTACCTCTGTTACCATAAGAAAGCGCATTTGGGGTGTGAGAATAGTGTTTCAATGCGTATCAACACCCTTGACCAAATCATCTATGAGGTTGCGAGCATCCTTCATATTGAGTTTATGTCACAGCCAAATAATAACTTGGTAGAGCAATTGGAGGCTGACATCAAGGTATTGCGTGAAAAAATAATGGGAAGTGAGAAGGATTTGAAAGAGATTGATGAGAAGAAGGCTAAGATTGCAGATGTATATGTTGACGGTATCATTACAAAAAAACAATACCAAACTAGGATAGCCCAGACTGATGCTGAGAAATCCCAATCTGAGAATGATATTGACATGTACAAGGTTGAGATTGGCAAGCTAGAAAGACAGCTTGAATCAGCCAAGAATCCTACATTTGATAATCTCTTGGAATATGCGGATGACTTATCATCAACTGACATCAAGAAAATGAAGGATATTGTAAATCAGCATATATCAAATGTATGGTTTGATGCTGAGGAATGTAATTTATTTAACGGCAAGGTTAAGACATGCAAGCATATCCATATCATTGATGAGAACGGCAAGGATTGGGAATGGATATACATTTCTCACCTACCTTGGAAGGGTTTTGAAAAGAAGCTCTACAAGTTGGTTGATGGGAAGATGATTCCGCATTGGCAAACGGAGGAGCATGAGTTGTTGGCATCCATTGCCACATATCAACTAATAAAGGGGAATGGTGATTAGACCGTTCCCCCTAAATTACCTATTTATCACAAACTAGCAATCTTATATGTATAATATTAAATTCGGTTTTCTTCAAAGAACTCATTTAATACCTTTTCTAGGGTTTCTTTATCATTTAAGCAATCACCTACAAGAATTTTATGCAGTTCTTTCTCTCTTGGGAGTATTGGCATCCCAACTCTTTTTCTTACAGAATAAGGAATTTTAGCCCACACCTCAAAGTAGCCTTTCTTGGTGATTATGTAGCCATGATTTGCGCTCATGTAAAGTTCAACACCATGTTTATTGCAGAAGAACGCCAATTCTTTCTCTTTCTTCTGTAACTCTTTTTCTAGTTCTTCCTTTGACGCATTGAAAGGGTTGAGATAAAGCACCACAATTGTAGTGAAGTAGCCATAAAGTGCAGCTTCCTTTGTATTAATCTTCATTAATCTTTCAATCACTTCATTAGCACCGACTTTGCAGAATGTTTTATATACGTTTTGTCCGTAAGCACTTGCAACCATTTTCATTAATTCCCCACAACTTTCAATGGTGATTGATGTCTTGTCACTAGATGCAGATACTTTGACTTCATCTTCAATGGATTTATCATCAATGACTTCATCCCCAATGGATTCATCCGTTGCAATGTTTTGCTCTGTCTTATTTCCCTTCTTTATGGCAACGTAAAATACAAGCGCAATTGCCATAACTACTATAATAAAGCTTCCCATATCTCAATTCATTTTAATGTTACTATTGTTTTTTTCTTGTAGTGCAAAGATACTCAAAAAAGTTGAGAAAACAAAAATATTTAATACCATTTAACATATCCCATATAATGCCCTAGAAAGCCTTTAAAATCCCCTAATGGTATAGTTATCCATCCTAGTAGAGATAACGCCTCAGAACGTCAGGAAACAGCCTTAAATCAAATCCTTTATGATAGTTATTATCATATAATATCATTAATAATGGCAGATTATAGAAAACTAGTTCCATTCATAAAGAAATGGGAAGGTGGATTCAGCAATCATCCGCAAGATAGAGGTGGAGCAACCAACAAGGGTGTTACATTGTCAACCTATAGGATGGTATATGGCAAGGATAAGACTGTTGATGATTTGAAGAACATGACAGAATCCCAATGGAACTATATATTCAAAAAACTATATTGGGACAAGTGGAAAGCTGATTCAATAAAGAATCAATCCGTTGCAGATATATTGGTAGATTGGTATTGGATGAGTGGCAACATTGGGGTTAAGAAAGTTCAAGAACTGTTTGGCTTAACTGTTGATGGCATTGTTGGAAACAAGACCCTTGGAAAGGTTAACTCAGTTGATGGTGAATGGCTTTTCAAGAGAATTTGGGAAATGAGATTAAACTTCTATTATAATATAGTAAAGAACCATCCATCACAGAAGGTTTTTCTTCAAGGATGGCTTAATAGACTGCATTCCACGGTTTATAATGGATAACCCAAAATATGCGTTCTAAGGCTTTATTTTTCCTCAGTGGTATAGTTTATCACCTTCAATGAGAAAGTGGCTTATATGCCAACCCCATATACTAATTTTGAGACTTTTCAGCTATCTTTCTCAAACATCCATCAAAGGTTGGCAATGTCCAAGCCAATATTCCAAACTCTTCATCACAAGGGTATCTGACAGTTCCAATTTCATCCGAGTGGAATAGCTCACCATTTACCTTTGTGAACTTCTTGGTAATCTTTTCCTTGAAAACTTCAAAGAACTCCTTGGCATATCCGTTATTATATGTAACTGTCACTTGGTAGATATACCATCCATCCTTTCTATATACTTGATGGTAGTGAAATCCCTTTGTTGTCCTACTTCCTTCAATATCTATTGGAAGTTCTTCAATTGTCTTAAAGTCATCCCTATTCATTTGCCTTAATATGTGTTTTTTATATGACGGTATAGCGCAGGAAAGCCCCCAAAACTACAAGGTGGTATGATTATCCACCAAGACGGAGAAAACAGCTTAGAGAGCCTCCTGTACGCCTTAAACGCCTTATTTATATTATTTAATTCTATTGTAGATTCTAGTAAAGAGACCCTTCAAGTAATATTCGTGGAGCTTTGCTGTTTGCTTATCCATGCGCATCACTGTTGGTCTTATATTCCTTGAAATGTACTTTTCTAGTGCTTGTACCAAATCCTTTCCCCTTGTAGGAAATGTGAAGTTACGTTCATCAATTTCGTCATAGAAGTTGTGTTTATCTAGTGTATTGGTCTTCCTATCCTCAGCTAGGGTTTCTTCATCAATTGGTTCATTTGAGAACCTTAGACCCTTCCTTGTTTTCTTCTTTTGGTTCTTGATTGTTGAAATGGTTGAATCTGATAAGTTTAGGGCTTTGCTAGCCTCTTGGCTTGACTTATAAACTCCTATTAAATTACCGTCTCTGTAGGCAAATATCTCTTGCATCCATCTTTAATATTGCTCTTCAATTATTTTTCATGCTTCTTCATCATCATATACGTCATCAAACCCTGGGATAAATGCCCTTGACAAGCATGTACCTTTCCTATGGTCAAAAATGAATCTCGCATCTATGCCTAGTGATGTAAGCCCTTCTACGGTTTTAAACCTTTTTCCTAACAGATTAGGTCTGCCTTCCAAACCATAACCAACAGCTTCATACCTACCTTCTGTTGATGATTCATCATAGTTCCTATTGATTCTAGCATCAATATCTTCAATGAGGTCTTGGACTAGGATAGAATCAACTTTAAAGAAGTCTCTATCCTCATATACCCTATATTCCTCTAAAATAGCATGTACCAAACTTAGAAGCTTAAATGGGTTCGTTGATTTTTTGGTATAAAGCAACTTGACTGGTTCTGAGAGTTTTGCTGACAATTCCTCACATTTCTCATGTGGGTCTTCAGTGCATGCCCCAATGAAAACTAAGCCTTCCTCAGAAGTGGTATCTAATACGCAAACATATCCTTTAAAATTATTATTCTTGCTCATTGTCTTGTTTTTATTAGTCTATTATATTGTAACATTGCAAAGATATAGAAAAGATATGAGAAAGCGAAATTTATTTGAGATTATTTTTCAATTTTTCACCAATCCATATAAGACAGTCTGCAAGATTTGTAATTTCTTCCTTGCCGTTTCCTCTGATTATGCAAGAGCATTCGCCTGTTGTCTCATTTCTGTAAACATTTATTGTAAAATTGGACAAATAGCCACTCCCAAGCCTTATATAAAAGTCTTCTTCACAATCTTTTCCAACCTCACCAATCACCTTTGATTTATCCACTGTGAATGTTTCTGATTCTGTTGGTATCGTCCTCTTTCCATCCATTGAATATCTTAATTTAGTCATTATATAATGTTTCATTTTTAATGTGCGTATATGGCGCAGGAAGCCCTTAAATCTCCTAGGTGGTATAATTGTCCACCTTCATGGAGAAAGTGGCTTAGAGAGCTTCCTGTACGCCTTATTATGGATTCTTCTGTCATGCCTTGGTATTAAAATTCTGCATCTTGTGTTTCGTCATGGGAACAAGCAGCAGCCATCGCCATCTTTTCCTCTTCCAACTGACAAGAGTTAGATTCCTCATTATCTTTGTGATTGTTCTCAGCTATAGTCTCCTTCTCTTCTTTAGAATCATCAAGTGGTTTCATTGCATCTTCAACGTTGCAGTAGTAACCTTTACTTTCAATCTCATTCAAGTATGCTTGAACAACTCTCTGTATGTATTTTCCCTTGGTAGCAACCTTCCTAATCTCAGTTAGTATCTCAATATACGTCTTCTTACTACCAAAGGGAGAGTAATGTTCAAGTAATGCGTTTATGGTTTGGTTGCCTAGAAGTTCTTGGACTTGCCTTTGTTCTCCTTCCCTAAGCGGAATCACTCTAGTCTCTGGGAATTTAACTTCTTCACTCTCCTTTGTTGAAGTCTTCTGATTGGCATCTGCTGAGAAGAAACTTGAAGTCATCTTATCTAATTCATCATCTAGTTTTTCTTGTTCCTCTTTGCTATCAGATGTATCAGCGTTGGGAACTTCAATGTTCTTGCTATCAGCTGTAGTTGGTTCTGTGGTAGTTTCTTTCTTCTCCTCACGATTCTCAACCTTTGGAGTGGCTTCCTTGTTAGGCTGAAATCGCTTGCTTTCTTCATCCTCCTTGGAAGATTCTTGAACTATGCCGTTGCTCTTGCTTGGAGTTTCATTAGTATCAGCTTTTGGTGTAAGTTCCTCTTCCTTCTGTTGAAATACCATTCTAACTTCATTTATGAAAGATTTCATCTCAGATTGGGTTATTACATCATCGTGAGTTGTATAGAACTTACTAGCTGTTTTACCAAACTCTTCTTTGCATGTCATCAGTTTTTCATAGCTATTGGAGTTGATAATCTTCCTCTTGAAGGGTTCTACAATCTCATACTTCAACTTATTGAGAGCATAGCTTCTTTCACTTTCATTGGAATTACTTTCTTGAACTGTTGTCTTACTTTCTTGAACTGTTGTCTTGCTTGCAGTCTTGGTATCAACTTTCTTTTGCTGTTCTCGCTTCCAAGCGTTGTCTTTTATTGGGTCTTTGCTAACTACATCTAATTGGTGGGAAAGAATCTTATCAATGTTTGAACTTGAAGGGTCTTGAACCTCGCCATTGCTATTGCTTGAAGATTCCTTTACATCCTTGGAGTTGTCACTTTCTTCAATTACCTTGGAATTAGACTCTGATTGAACCGTTGAAGATTCTATTGGAGTATTATCTACTTTATCATTAGTTTCATCCTTGGTATCAATACTTGGTTGAATCTCGCCATTGCTTTTGCTTGAAGATTCCATTGAAGATGATTGAAGTTTACCTTGAAGTTCTTCTATGATTTTATCCTTCTCTTCAATTATTTTATCTTTCTCTTCAATTACATTGGAATTAACTCTTGAATTATTATCAATTGAATTAGAAATCTTCTTTAACTCTTCAATGGTTTCATCCTTGGTATTAACCATAGCTTGAACCATGGTATTAATACTTTCAATTACCTTGGTATTAGCTTCTGATTGAACTCTTGTATTATTATCAATTGAATTAGAAATCTTATCTAGTTTATCAAATAATACTTCTACCAATTCTTTTATTATATTATTATCAATTTTACCTATCATTAAACCATCTTCATATCCCTCTTTATCTTTATATTGTTCTATATCTTGATTTTTATCTTTATATTCTTCTTTTTCTTTATATTGTTCTTTTTCTTTATATTGTACGCCACCTTCAAGGATAAATTTTTTCTCAATTTTTTTGCTGTCTACCTTGGCTGGTACTTCATTATAACCACTTAATAATGAGTCTATTACAGATTTATAAACTTTATTTTTATTGGCTGGTATGACGTTCTTTCCAGCCAATGCCGCCAATGTGGACTCAGGTGTTTTTTTACTGATTTTTGGTAGTTTATTTAGCTTTTTCTCAAAGAATTTGTAGCGAGTTGGAGAACCTTGATAGCCTCTCTTAATCTTGATAATTCCTAACCTTTCAAAGTCTCTTTTAACCCTAGTTATTGTCCTTTCTCCAACCTTACAAATTTCACTTAGATTGGCATTATCAATGTAGAACCATCCTTCTTTATCCTTCACTCCACTGAGCATATAAAGAATGACTAGGATTTTCTTTCTTTCCCAACTCATGTTAGAATCATCTATCCCAAGGAATGCCATTTCCTCTTGATATTCACTTTCACTCCAATCTCTGAGCGTTTTAAAGATTTTCTCTCCATCTTGTGGAGCTGTGCAGCTAACTGCAAAATTTTCCATCATTAATTTCCATCTATTAAAAATTATCTTTCATCCATCCATTCAGTTGTTATCAAAGAAGAAGGACGGTAAGGGAATTGGAATAGATGGAAAAACAATCCCCTTACCTAGGCTCTTGCAATAGCCCCCTTCACTATATAAATATATCATTACTTTCAAAAATACTTGAAATAATATATATTTTTTTATTTATATTGCAAATATATATAAAATATTTAATAAAACAAAATAAATTATATAAAATATTAAAATTTAATATATAATATTTTTAATTCAAACCTTACTTTTTCATTTTATCTGATATTTATTAATATAAAGATTAATTTTTGACAATGATTAAGTACACTAACCAAGCAATGATGGAGAAGTCTGAGACTGAGGATTTCTTAGAGACAAGGGAGATAATTGAAGAACTTTTCAAGGAAAAGGGAATTGCTATCAAAGACATAAGACCAACACCAAATGGAACATCCGTTGATTTCAGATTCAAGGCTGTTACCAAGAAAGGGAAGGAAATTAAATATGCTGTAGAGATTAAGCGTAACAATGGGAGATATATTTCAAGTAAGACCCTTCCACTATTGTTCACCAAGTACATTTCAATGATGAAGGAAAGGAAGGAGGATGAAAGGCTCATTGAGATATTCTTACTTCCAACCATGTTTATTATTTTTGACATAGACAAGATTGTTACCAATGTGCCTTTGGGACAACAGAACATAGCCAATTGGAATATACCATTGGAGAACTATTCAACTAGGGTTAAAAATGAAAAGATACCACAACCTACAATATGGCTACCCACGGATAAATGTTCAATAAGCGGATATACCAAGAAAATTTAAAAAAAAGTTAATAATAAATTTCTGTTTTCCAATAATTTTGTATATATTTGCAATGTTGGTAGAGGTAATAAAGTAAAGGATAATTGAATGACATTGGTAAGATAAGTAAAAACTATTTATATATTTATAATAAAATATCCTAGTCATAGGAGAACGTTTCTAAAATTCAGTTCATTTGTCTTGGGAGGGGCTTCTTTTGTATTCTAAGCCCCTCTTTTTTTCAAGATGATAACTTATATGGGAAAGAATAGATAAAGCCTTAGAGTGGCATTTCCTGCGGTTCTAGGGCATATAATAAAGGGATGTATGTGATGCCAACAATCAACAGACTAAAGAAAAAGGAAAGAACGTCTGACAAATCCAATTTAAGGAAGAAATTATATTCAGATAGGCTTTATCAGAAGATTAGGAAGCTGTATTTTATGGAGCATCCACTTTGTGAGGAATGCTTGAAGGAAGGAAAGACAGTTGAAGCTAGAGACGTTCACCATAAGCAATCACCTTTCAATGATAATCTATCAATGGTTGAAAGATACTTCTTACTGAGGAATCCAAGCAACTTTATCTCACTCTGTAGGGATTGCCACCAAAAGGCACATGGCAACATCAAGAAAAAAAATTGAAAAAAAATATCCGAAAATCACGCATTTTTGAAAACAATCATATATTTATATATAAAGGAAGTAATAAATGAAAGTATATGATGACTATAATGATTGCATGATTGATGGTACAATAACAGATAGTGATGATACCATAACATGCGGTGAATATTAAATTTGATTACAATAATCTATCTATCAAATTCATAAGATGAATTATATATGTATGTTTTAGACATTGTTGAGACTTAATTTATTTTAATGTTATTTTTGCGGATGGTGGCTTGTGAAAGTAGCCATCCGTCTTTTAGAAGAATCTCTTATAAATTATTATATATTTTTGAGCTATTTAACTCATTGTTTTAATTAATCTTTGCCTAGTCAGTGTTTTCATTGGCTAGGCTTTTTGTATTTATTATATTATAATATTGCAATATTTTAAATTAATGAAGTATATAAGAAACTTTAGTGCGCACACAGACTATGAGGCAGAAATGAGCAAGATTCCTACTCCATCTGTCAGTTACTGTAAGAAGGAGAATGAATGCCACTTCATGCCATCTAATGTTATAATGTTCAAGGTTGGGGATTTGAACGGAAACACCAATCAAACCGTGAAGGTATTTTATTATGAAGGTGGAAGCGAAACAATTCCAATAACTGATGGGAATAAGTGGTACGTGCATAACATTCCAAGTGGCAAAAGCCTTAAAAAATTTGTTGGAATTAAAGAAATTATAGACACCATCATTTCAGCAAAGATTAAATATTATAATTTTGAAAGAAGTGCTCTTATAAATAATATTCAAGGAAATGTAAGTTTCCTTGCCTGTGATATAAGTGAGTTAACAGATATGAGTTACATGTTTTGGGGTTGCTCTTCACTTCAAACCTTGGATGTGACCAATTTTGATACGTCAAAAATCACTCATATGTATGGTATGTTTCGTGAATGCTCTTCACTTCAAACCTTGGATGTGACCAATTTTGATACGTCAAAAGTCATTACTATGAAGTACATGTTTTACGATTGCTCTTCACTTCAATCCTTGGATGTGACCAATTTTGATACGTCAAAAGTCATAGAAATGAATGTTATGTTTAGCAATTGCTCTTCACTTCAAACCTTGGACGTTAGCAATTTTGACACTTCAAATGTTACTAGTATGAATGATATGTTTAGCAATTGTCGTTCCATTCAAACCTTGGACGTTAGCAATTTTGACACTTCAAATGTTACTGATATGAGTTCAATGTTTTACCAATGCTCTTCACTTCAAACCTTGAATTTGAATGGTTGGGACATGACAAAAGTTACCGATACAGATAATATGTTTTCTAATTGCTATCGCCTAAAAACAATTTACATGATGGGCTGCAACCAAACAACCATTGACAAAATCAAGTCTTGTGTTTCAAATAATGTTACAATAATAACAGAATAATATGATATTTATTGGTGATTGATTTCGGCATAGATTTCAATCACCTTTTTTAATATATATAAAAAATTATTGTATAATAATGGCTACAAAAATCCCAAGAATTAAGTTTTTCAATTCTGTTGTTAAGAATAAGATGCCAGAGGCAGAAGGAGCATCAATTGGAGAGCTTTTTATCAACGCCAATGCGGAGCGGCCTTTCATATCAACCAAGGATTCCAATGGTGACATGAAGAAAGTCATCTTTGAAGATGAAATCAATGCTGACATGGAGGCTGAGGCAACCGCAAGGAAGAACGCTGATGATACCCTCACAACAAATCTCGCCAATGAAACAAATGCAAGGAAAGATGCTGATGATACCCTCACAACAAATCTAGCCAATGAGGTATATAGGGCAAAGAAAAGTGAGGAAGCACTAGGCAACCGCATAACTGACGAAACCCAACGTGCAACTGATGCTGAAACTACTCTAACCAACAACCTCAATCAGGAAATTCAAGATAGGACTGATGAAGTTGCACGCCTTGACACTAAGATTGAGACGGAAACTTTAAGAGCTGAGGGAGCTGAGAAAGTCTTGACAGATAACCTTGCCAAAGAAATCCAAGACAGGACTGATGAGATTGCAAGGGTTGACGGTAGGATTGCCAAAGAAATCCAAGACCGCAAGGATGCAGACACTGCTATAAGGGAGGAACTTAGCGGAAACACTGAGGAGTTGAAAACCGCCTTATCAGCTGAGACAAAAGCAAGGGAAGATGCTGATAACCTTATCACCAAGAATCTGAATGATGAGATAGCAAACAGGAAGTCAGAAATATCAAGACTTGATACCAAGATAGAGACAGAGACTTCAAGAGCCAAGACAGCTGAATCAGCATTGACAGACAGTTTGAACAGTGAAATCACCAATAGAACTTCTGAAATTGCAAGGGTTGATGGAAGGATTGATACTGAAATAAGTGATAGAAAGTCTGATACTTCTGCACTAACCAAGAGCATCAATGATGAAGTGGTTAGAGCAAAGGGAGCTGAGGGTGTTTTGACAACCAATCTAAACAAGGAAATCCAAGATAGAACTTCTGATGTATCAAGACTTGATAAGCGAGTTGATGATGAGATAGCCAATAGGAAGTCAGAGGTTTCTAGGTTAGACACCAAGGTTGAAGCAGAAACCGAAAGGGCTGAGGTAGCTGAGGGTGTTTTGGCAACCAATCTAAACAAGGAAATCCAAGATAGAACTTCTGAGGTTGCAAGGTTGGATAAGAAGGTTGAAACAGAAACCACTAGGGCAACAAATGCAGAAACCACTCTCACCAATAACTTGGAGAAGGAGATTGCAGACAGGGAAAATGCTGTAACGACACTTACCAATAAACATAATGAAGACGTTTCTGCAATCACCAAGTCAATCACTGACAATAAGGTGAAGATTGTTAAGGTTGCAGATGACCTTTTACCTGCAAATGTAAAAGAAGCCTTTAAGTTGACAAATGGTCTTGACGTTCAATTAGGTGAAACCATCAATATATACAAGGATTCTAGCTTGCAGAAGGTAGAACTAGTTGACCAAAAGTTGAGGTTTAGCTACATCAATGTTAGTGGTGGAACAGACGTTGTTGACATTGATTGTTCAAAATTCTTGGCTGAATCAGAGTTCAAGGACGGTTTCCAAGTTCATGCGGATGGTACGGTATATCTAAAGATTGCGGATGATTCTGAGGCATATTTGACTGTTGGCGAGAACGGATTGAAATTCAGTGGACTAGATTCATTAAATGATGATATAAATTCCAAGATTGAAGCAGAAACCCAACGTGCAACTGAGGCTGAAAACACCATCACAACCAACCTCAACGGTGAGATTGATAGAGCCAAGGAAGCTGAGAAGGTATTGACTGACAACTTGAATGCTGAAATCACCAATAGGACAAGTGAAGTTACTAGACTTGATGGCAGGATTGACACTGAGATTGCTGATAGAAAGTCTGCTGATAGCGCATTGACCAAGAGCATCAATGATGAAGTGGCTAGGGCTAAGACTGCTGAAAGTGGTTTAACTGATACCATCAACGGTGAGATTGTTAGAGCCAAGGAAGCTGAGAAGGTTCTCACAACCAATCTCAATGGTGAAATCACCAATAGAACTGATGCTGATACTGCTATTATTAAGTCTCTTGAAGCTGAGATTGCTAGGGCTAAGAGGGTTGAGAGCGAAATAAGCGGTACAATGTCAGGTGATACTTCTGCAATTATCAATAATCTTGAAGCTGAGATTGTAAGAGCCAAGGCAGCTGAAAAGGTATTGACTGACAATCTCAATGCTGAGGTAACTGCAAGGGAAAATGCTGATACTGCAATAACAAAGTCTATCAATGATGAGATTACCAATAGGACTTCTGAGGTTTCTAGGTTGGATGCGAAGATTGATGCTGAAACGGAAAACCGAGTTGCTGATAAGGAGTCATTGACAAGCTCAATCAATGCTGAAATTACTAGAGCAATTTCTGCTGAGACAGCAAACAAGAATGCCATTGATGGTGAGGTGACAAGAGCTAAGGGCATTGAGAAATCACTCCAAGACCAAATCACAAAGTTAAAAACAGACACTTCATCTACGGATGCGCTGAATGAAGAAATTTCCGCAAGAACTGAGGCAGACAAGGCATTGGAAGCCAAGATAAATGAAATTAGCGATACAGCTTGCAAGGTTACTGACGTTACTGTTAACGGTGTTTCTGTTGTGGCTGAGAAGGTTGCAAATATAGACCTTTCAAGTAAGGCTGATGTTTCTGCATTGACAGCAGAGAATACAGCAAGGGAGAATGCTGATGCCAAGTTGACAAGCTCAATTACAAAGGAAGTAAGTGACAGGAAATCCGAGATAACAAGAGTTGAAGGTGTCATAGCAAATGAGACTTCTGCAAGGGTTTCTGCAATAACATCACTAAATTCTGAGATTGCTGATTTGAAGGCTAACGGTGGCAAGATTCAAGATGTTACTGTTAACGGTGTTTCTGTTGTGGCTAATAAAGTGGCTAATATTGACCTTTCAAATTACTTGGACAAGTCAACCTACAACACTGATAAACAGGGAATTGATAATACTCTATCAAATAAGGCTGATTTGGTCAACGGTAAAATCCCATTGGAGCAGTTAGGAAACATTGATACCAACATTTTGATAATTGCAAATGACCTTCCAACAAGTGATATTAAGGAGAACAAGATTTATCTAGTTCCATCCCAAACAAGCGGTGAAACAAACATCTATACGGAATATGTTTACATAAATTCAGCTTGGGAAATCCTTGGAAGCTATACTTCTAGTGTAGATACTTCCAATTTTGTTTTGAAGCAAGAATTGGAGGCTGATGAGCAGGCAATTGCAGCAGCATTTAACGTTATAAGGAAAGAATATACTGACAAGTTTGCCAATATTGACCTTTCAAACTATGTTTTGAAGAGCGATTATGATGTTTTGAAGACCAACTATGATACATTAAAAGCAACTCTTGATGACGTTGTGAATAGGCTTACAGCTATAGAAAGTGTTAATGCCTTAGATGCAGGTAATTACTAATATATGATTTAAGGATAAGGTGATAAAAAATATCACTTTATCCTTATTTTTTTCTCAAATTCTTTGTATTTTTTAAGATTACCATATATTTATATATAAAAGGATGATATAATGGAAGTAATTTCAATAATACTGATGGCGGTTGGCGTAATTGGTGCAATTGCCACTTCACACATTCTAGGTGCAATGCTGTTTGCCAAGTGGGAAAAACATAACAAGAAAAAGGAAGAGGAAGATGAGAGGAGAGATTTGGAAAATAATTGATGGTTACAGCCTATATGAAGTTAGTAATATGGGAAGAGTAAAGGTTAGGGAAAGGAAGATTATAACTAGTGGTATTAAAAGAATTTGCAGCAAGACCATCAAGGAAAAAATCTTGAAGCCACATCCAAACAAGAATAATGGCTATTTGCAGATTATGCTAACACCTGATGATGGTGGGAAAAGAAAGCTACTGTATGTCCATAGGTTAGTTGCTCTTGCATTTCTAGAGGAATCTGAATATAAAACGGTTGTTCACTTGAATATGAAAAGGACAGATAACCGTGCAATCAATCTCCAATGGGGAACACCAAAGAGAACACCAAAGACCAAGATAAAGCGTTGGTGGATAGTCAAACAGAAACTATTGAATAATGCTTGTATAGCCATTTATAATGGGTTTGAGCAATTGGAGAAAAACGGATTTCATAAAACTTCAATACTTGCAGCAGCACATAACAAGTATTTAAGCGGTAAGAAACTGACGAATATCTATAAAGGCTATAGGTGGGAGGCCACTAAGCATACAGAAAAGGAAGAGGAACAAGAGAATGGCGAAGATTGAGAATATTTCTAATACAAGAATGGTTGACACTAGTAACTATCTACCTGCAACACAGCTATACATTAAGAACGTGGAAGATTACCTATTGGGGAAATACGGTGAAATAAAACCTGTATGGGTCGGATTGCTTGATAGCCTTGCATTCCAATATGACATTTTCCAAATGTCTAAGGAGGCGATTAGGTCAAACGGAATGGTTACCCAGACTTCAAGGGGGCTATGTCCAAATCCAAGCATCAAGATTATGAATGATGCTAGCATACAAGTTCAGAAGCTAGTACAATCATTGGCAATATCTCCAATGGCAGAATCCAAGTTGAAGATGGAAGAGAAAGACACAACAGAAGAATTTTTGTCAGCTCTAACAAACTAAAGATAATGACTGAGGTATGGAAAGTAATTGAAGAACACCCACAATTTGAGGTGTCAAACACAGGAAAGGTGAGAGATATTGAAAACCACTCACCTTTACCTATTATATATAACGTGGTTTCTTTTGATAAATTTAAGACATTTACCAATGTAGCTAGGTTGGTTGTTGATGCCTTTGACAAGGAAAACAAGGGCAAGAAATACTATTGGAAGAATGGCAATCAAGAGGACTGCAGGTTATCAAACATAACATTTGAAAGACCAAAAGGGCTAAAGAAAAAAATAAAAAGGCGTTTTGGTGAGGTTGTTCAACTGACATTGGATGGTAAGTTTGTGGCTGCATTTCCGAATGCTTGGAAGGCGGCTCTTATGAACGGAAAGAAGGGCGCAAATTCCAAGATTTCTGATGTCTGTGATTTGATAAAACCGTCAGCAATAGGATATAAGTGGATGTGGAAGGAGGAATATGATGAGCGAGTTAGAAAAAGAAATCAAGGAAAGGATAACTAGTTATGCTTGGGATGTTGTTGAGGGTAAGATATTGGCGTGTCAGAATATAATTCTTGCTTGCAAAAGATTCATTGCCTTCCTTCAAAGGGATGATATGTACTTTGACATTGAGGAAGTTGAGAAGACAATCAGATTCTTTGGAAAGTTCAAACACTTCACAGGACAGTATAACCGCCATTCCTTCACCTTGCAAGAGTGGCAGAAATTCATGTTATGTGGCATCTACGGATTCAAGTGGAAGAAAGATGACACTAGGGTAACAAGAACCTTCATTTTATCATGTGCGCGCAAACAGGGAAAGACCAGTGTGGTATCAATAATGGCAATAAAAGCCCTTCTAGAAGAAGCTAACTCACAGGTGATTGTTGCTGCAAACTCAGCATCCCAAGCTTCCATCCTTTTCAAGATGGCATCATCTTATTTGAAGTCTTTGGGGCATAATATTGACAAGTACTTCAAGAGATATAGGGATAGGATTCTATTTGATAAGACTGATTCTGTTATGAGAGTGGTTTCCGCTGATGCTTCAAGATTGGATGGTTTGAACTGCAATTTTGCGGTTGTTGATGAGATTTCACAAGCCCCTAACAGTGACGTATATGATGTATTGGAGTCTTCCATGGGAAGCAGAAGGCAACCTCTCATGTGCTGTTGCACAACTAGGAGTTCAAATCAGAGTGGTTTCTACAAGGAGTTGGAACAGAGTGGAATTGATGTTATGAGGGGATTGAAGCATGATGACAGTGTTTTCACCTTGGTTTACACATTGGATGACGATGATGACTATGAGGATGAAAATGTATGGAAGAAGTGCTCACCTAACTTGGATATAAGCGTATCAAGGGATTTCTATTCTCAGCAAATTGCAAAGATGAAGAATAACCCATCCCAAGCAACAGCGATAATCACAAAGGTTTTCAATGTATGGGCAAGCACATCCAATGTTTGGATTCATTCATCTTACATTATTCAGAATATGGAGAATATATCTGATGATTCATTCAAGGACAAGACCTTATATCTATCCTTTGACCTTGCAAGCACATCTGACTTGACATGTTTAACCGCCATGTATGAGAATGATGGGAAGTTTTACTTCAAGAATTGGTATTTCCTTCCAACTGATACATTAAAGACTTCAACGAACAAAGACAAGTACAAGACATGGCATAGACAAGGTTTTCTTACACTTACCCCAGGTAATGTAACTGATTATGATTATGTTTTCAATCAGATTCAGAAATTGCATGAGTTAAGCGATGGCATACAGAGGATAAGTTTTGATAGTTGGAACTCAACTGACTTTTCAATCCGTCTGACAGAAGCAGGATATAACATGCAGCCATACAGCCAATCAATAGGTTCAATGAATAGACCAACCAAGGCAATTGAAAGGTTGATAATGGAAGGTAAAAACATCATAATAGATAAGAACCCAATCACTATGTTCTGTTTTGAAAATGCAGTTCCAAAACCTGATTATAATGACAACATCAAGATTATCAAGGAATCTTATGAGAACAAGATTGATGGTGTAATCTCAATTATAATGGCTTATGGAGGCTATCAAGAGGAAAATCACTATGACGGAAGCTTAATAGATTCAATAACCTTCTAATATTTATAGACATATATTAGGATTTTTTAATGGATAAGGATAAGAAAAGAAGCCCAATATTACGTGGGCTTTTCGGAATTAGGGAAAAGAGAAGTGAAGAGGATTCTTCATCATCAAGTGGTTTTTATGGTGATGGAAGTCTGTTGTTTGGAAGCCTCTCAAACGCCCAATATGGTGGCATGAATATCCCAGCACTTTTCGCTTGCACGCAACTGATAAGTGATGGTGTGGCTAGTCTTCCAATTGTGGTTAAGAAGAAGTCAGCAAGGGGAAAAACAAGCGTTGTTAAGAGCCACCCAGTTGGAGATTTGTTTGATGACAAGAATAACATCTTGACCAAGTTTGACATTCTCAAATTGATAGTTCAGAGCGTAATTTTGAGGGGTAATGCGTTTGTTTACATTGAACGTACAAATGAAGGTCTTCCAAAGGCTTTGAGATTCTTGGAAAGCAGTGATGTGACGATAGTATATACAAAGGAAAGGAATGAATTGTACTATCAAGTTCCAATGCTAGGGAAAATGAGGGTGAAGCCAAGTGATATGCTTCATTTCAAGAAAAACACCTATGACGGTGTGCATGGCATTAGTCTTTTGAACTTTGCAAAGAGAACAATCTCAATTGCTTCTGCTACTGATAATCAATCAGAGAGTTTCTTCAAGAATGGTGGAAATCTGAGTGGTGTAATCAAGTCACAGAATGTGATGAGTGCAAAGCAAAGGCATGAAATACTATCTAGTTGGGCAAGCACCTATAGCAATGGAAGCAATGGTGTTTGTATATTGCCATTTGGTATGGAATATCAGCCAATCAGTATATCATCAAAGGATGCTCAGCAGATTGAAAGTAGGCAGTTCAATGTTGAGGATATATGTAGATTCTTCAATGTAAACCCTGTTCTTCTAGGTCTTGCAAACCACTCTTCTTACTCAAATTTGGAGGATGTTCAGAATGATTTCTTAGTGCATACCTTGCAGCCATGGATAACCATGATTGAGAATGAGTTGGATAGGAAACTATTAAATGGTGCTGAGACTAATTTGAAGATAATTCTTGATACCAATTCAGTATTAAGGGCAAACAAACAGGCACAAGCAAACTACTACTCAACCATGATTTCAAGTGGAATCCTCTCTAGGAATGAAGCTAGAAAGGATTTGGGCATGAATGAGGTTGAAGGCGGTGATGAGCTTATCATCCCATTCACTGACATTGCTCAAAACACCATTGGAAAAGATGAGAATCCTTCTGAATAATTATTATATATAATAACGTTATTAATGAAGAGAGAAATTGAGTACAGGAAACTTTCCTCTGAATTGCGTTCGGACGGTGGAAGGCATCTGAGTGGGTATTGTGCGAGGTTTAATGAACCTTCCCAATACCTAGGATTCTATGAGACCATATCACCTTCTGCAATCACGGAGGAAACCTTAAAGAAAAGTGACATCTATTGCCTATGGAATCACAATCAAGATGATGTCCTAGGGCGTTCAAGATTCGGTGAAGGAAACCTAACCCTAACCCTTGATGATAAGGGATTGAGATATGACCTTGATTTGCTAGATAATCAGATTGGTGACATGGTGCTTTCTTATGTCCAAGCAGGCATTGTTCGTGGTTCTTCCTTTGCCTTCACTATCTCGGATGAGGAAGGTGCTGATGAGTGGTCAACAGATGAGCAAGGTGTAAAGCATAGGGTAATTAATAAAATAGATATGCTGTTTGATTGTTCACCATGTTTTGAACCTGCATACCTCTCAACAGAAGCCCCATCTTGCAGAAGCTATGAGAAATACCTAGAGAGTGAGAAGGAAAAGCAATCAGAGATACAGGACTTATGTGATGAGATTCTGAATCTTTAAAAAAAGATAAAAAAATATTGGTAAACATTAGGAAAAAACCTTACCAATGATATATTTATAATAGTAGAACATTATTAAGTTTAATGACGAATCTTAATAAGATATATGACTTGGTTAAACGTGCTAAGGCAGAAAATAGGGACATTACAGAGGAAGAGCTTCAAGAGCTTCAAGACGAGACCCCAAAGGAGGATGAAACCCCTACTGAGTGTAAGGAAAAGAAGTTTGATGAAGAAGTTGATACTCCAATGGAGGATGATGAAATTCCTGCTGAGGATGAAGCACCTACTGAGGATGACCCTAAAGAAGATGATATAGATGATAAGTCTGAGGAGGACGTTGAAACTCCAATGGAGGATGAAACCCCAACAGACGATGATAAAGAAGATAATTCTAACGTTAGAATGAATAAGAATTTTTCACTTTTGAAGACCATAAGGTCTGTTTCAAAGAATCAGCCATTGGACGAGCTGACTAATGCCGTTATTGAGCAGGGTAAGAGCGAAATGAGGAATGCAGGACTTTCTGCACAAGGTCAGTTGGTTATCCCTACTAGCGAAGCAAGGGCAATCCATTCTGTAACAGCAGACGGTGAAAGCGTTGTCGCAACTGACGTATTTGATATACTTACCCCATTGCGTGCTAAGAACGTACTTGCACAGGCAGGTGCTACAATCTACAGTAACTTGACTAGTGACGTTAAGATTCCTATCATGTCAAAATCAAATGTTACGTTTGAGGATGAGAATGGCAATGCTACGGATGGCGCAGGTGCTTTCAATTACTTGAAGCTTACACCACACCGCTTGACAGCATACGTTGACATATCAAAGGAACTCTTGGCACAGGACAGCGTTGATGTTGAGAACGCAATAAGGACTGACCTTGTTAACGCAATCAACAGCAAGTTGGAAGAGGCTTTCTTGTCTGATTTCAGTGGTTCTACAGTTCAGCCAAAGGGTGTGTTTGCAGTAGTTAAGCCTGATTCAGCAGTTACTAAGGATTTCGCTACATTGGTCGCAAATGAGGCTAAGGTTGAAGATGCAAACATCTTGAATGAGCCATGTTATATCCTTTCTAACAAGGCTAAGGCAGCTTTGAGGGCAATGGCCAAGGGTGCTAAGTCAACGGAGCTGGTTTACGAGAACGGCGAGGTAGATGGTACGAAGGCATTCAATACTTCAAACGTTCCTGCTTCTAGCTACTTGTTTGGCGACATGAGTTCACTTGTAATCGGTACATGGAGCGGTCTTGATTTGATTGTTGACCCTTACACACAGGCATCTAGGGGAGCTGTTCGCCTTGTAGTTAACATGTACGTTGACTTTGGTGTTTCAAGACCAGAGACGTTGGTTGCAGGTAAATTAGCATAATTACTTTCATACATCAATTATATAACACAGGGTTTGTTGCTGTTTCAATCTAGCAGCAAGCCCTTTTTTAATATGAATAACCAAGAATGGAATATCTAAATTTAGACTTGATAAAAAAGCATCTTAACATAGATGAAGACTTCCATGATGATGATGATTATCTAAAGATTCTTGGGGATGTAGCTGAGCAAGTAACAGAACGCCACATTGATGATTCATTTGGGCTTATCATGCTGAAAAACCATGGGAAGTTTCCACCAACCCTTATGCAAGCAATGCTACTGTTGGTCGGCAATTATTATAATAACCGAGAATCAGTTGCTTTCACAGGTGTTTCTGAGTTACCACAGTCTTACTTGTACTTGTTAAGCCTCTATCAGAACTATGATGGTGAGGAAGGACTTGACAGGATTTACTTATACAACGAGCTTAATAAACTGTACAACCAAGCAAACAAGAACACTGATGATATTGCAGACATCAAAAAGCATAAAATCAGTGGTGGAACTTGGATTGATGTTGACAATGAGGCTGACAGCGGTTATACACATGTTGTGAACGTTGATGATGTTGACCAAGGTGAGTATTAATGAAGGGAGGTATTAATGAGGTGTGGACTTTTAAGAGAAAGCATTGATATATATCGCCCAATCACCACTCAAAATGAGTTTGGTGAAATGGTTCAAGAGTACAAGATTTGGTACTGCACAAGGGCAAGGGCTGTCAGTAACGGAGGTTCAAGGGCATTGGTTAACACTGAAATTTCTTATCCATATCGCAAAGTATTTGAGGTTCACCAGTACGTGGATGTGAGAGAGACAGACGTGATACATTGGGGAGACAAGAAATACAGGATATTATCCATTGAGCTTGACCGCACACAGATGAAGAAGGTGATAACAACTGAGGAGATTGATGAGTAATGGTAGAGTTTGATTTCAGCAACGTTAAAAGGGCTTTTGATAAAGCTAGCGTTGAGATGCAGAATATATGCGGTGAGGCTCTAGACGATGCCCTTGACGTTATCCAAGAAAGGGCAAAAACCAACCTCAAAGGGAGTGGCATACATTACTCACATGAAATGCTAGAAGGCATTCAGAAATCAGTTGCACCAACCTCAAATGAAGGTAAGGTCTATATAAGGGGAAATGCTTATGATTGTACCGAATCCCACGGTCAAACCTACTACAAGAACTTATGGCTAGACAGCGGTACAATACCAAGGTACACAAAGGATGGCGTAAGTAGTGGAAGCAGGAAGAACCGTGCAAAGAAGATGGAAGCCCTTTACAAAAAGGGAACTAGAAAGGGATATAGAGGAAGACTCAAAGCAACAAACTTCTTCCAAAACGCAAAGCAATCCATCCCACAAGCTGAGAACGTTATAATTGACAAGGTTAAGGATGGAGTGACAAAGATAATTAATGATAACTAATGGAGACAGGACTTTCAGTAAACAAACACATATTCCAAATCCTCTCAAAAGACGTGGCATTGGGTAAGATGGTGGGAAAGAACATCTATCCATTGGTTGCTGAGGAGGATGTTAAGCTACCTTTCATAACCTTCACCAAATCATCCGTTGTACCATCCTACTACAAGGTTGGAGTGGCAGATGACAAGGTTTCATTCACAGTCAACATTGTGGCAAATGACTATGTTACAACAGTCAACATTGCCGAGAGGATAAGGCAACTTTTGGAAGGAAGAACCTCTGGCTATTTCAAGAGGATTGAACTTTCAAATTGCTATGAGAACTATTCAAACGACAATTACGTGCAAAACTTGCAGTTTTTGGCGATAATATAAAAAGATAACTAATTAGGTAATATATTTTCACATTAATGGGAAAGATAATTATGGGCGAAAAAGTCCAGTTATGGGTAAAGGATAAGACTTCTGCAACTCCAACATGTCTTGCAATGGCTACTTCACTTTCAGTTGAGGTAAGTGCTGATGCAGTTGACATAAGTTCAAAGGACAGTGGACGTTGGGCATCTAGCTTGCTTGGAAAGATTTCTTGGACAGCAAGCGCAAGCAACTTATTCACTGTTGCAGATTACTCAAAGCTGATAGATGTCATGGTCGCAAATACCCCTATAGAAATTGTATTTGCAACGGTAAAGAACTATGACACTATTACTAGTGGCACAACTGATGCTGAGGGTCTTTATGAAGGCACACCTGGTAATTGGACAAGCGCAGATGACATGTATCATGGCAAGGTGATAGTAAACTCAGTTTCATTGTCAGCAAACAACGGTGAGGTTGCAACATTTGATGCTTCATTCACAGGAGTAGGTCCACTTATCAAGGGCGGTATTACACCCAGTAAATGAAGAGCACAATCATTCTCAGATGAGAAGAAGCCAAATACCCAAGACACCAATGAAGTGATTGAGGGTAATGAAGAAAAAGCATAAAACCATAAGGGGAAGCATCATTAATTTGGTGTTTCCCCTTTCTTTTTTCAATACATTTTATATTTATTAATATAAAGGAAAATACAAATGAAAGTAATAATCAATGACAAGGAAATAACCTTGAAGAGCTCATTCAGAGCAATGGTTGCTTATGAGCAAATTACAGACCATATTTTTTCACCATCTACAGTGACAGATATTCTAGTGTACTTCTATTGCTGTATAATTTCCTCAAAGGACTATGACGGTACAATGACATTTGATGAGTTCATGGACTATCTTGATGAAAATCCAACCATCTTGCAGGAGTTTTCAGAATGGATGACTGAAACTAGCAAACAAAATGAGGTCTTCAACACCAAGGAAGCAAAAAAAAAGACAACGGCAAGGAAGAAGTAACGTTCACCAAGCTCTTTACCCTTCTATGTATAGAATATAGGATTTGCTCAATCCCTTACTTCATGGATGAAATGCAAAGGTGGGAGCTTAAACCCATATTAGACAACCTTAACTTGGCGGTTAAGAATGATTGGGAAATAGCTAGGCAATTGATGTACGTTCAATCCCAAACGCATACAACCAAGAGGATGAAGCCAACTGACATCATGCAGTTCCCATGGGATGAGGGTTATAAGGCTAAGCCAAAGATGGCAGACGTTAAGATGACCAAGGCGTTGAGACAGAAGATGATTGATGAAATGGAACGTAACAAGCAATTATTGATTAATAATCATATTATTTAGAATGGCAGAAGCAGTAATTAAAATAGGACTTGATAATTCCAACTTCCAAGAGGGGTTGAAAACTTGCAATGAATCTCTAAATAAATTCAACAAACAGCAAGGAATTACCAAGGATAAATTCATCAACGTCAACCGTGAGATTGGAAGGAACAAAAGAACACTCATGGATGTTATCTACAGATACCAACAGCTTGGGGAAGAAGGACGTAAGACAGACGCAGGACGTAAGCTCCTAGATATAAAAGAGAAGTGCATACAAGACATCAAGGCTTTGCAGAATGTGAAGGATGAAATGGAAGCCTTGACAAAGAGCAAGACAAAGATTAACCTTGACACTTCCAAGATTTCAGAAACCAATGGTGGAATAGGTTCACTGATTGGGAAATTCTCTTCTGCAAAAGCAGCAGTTGGTGGGTTCATGGGGGCTTTTGCTGTAAGCGCATTGATTGATTTTGGAAAAGAGGCAATTGACGCACAAAGCAAGGTTGAACAGCTTGAAATCTCATTCAGAACACTCTTGGGAAGTCAAGAAAAGGCAAGCGCATTGATTGCAGAAATCAAGTCATACGGAACTGTCACACCTTATGACACAGAAGGGCTTGCGCAAGCTGCAAGGTTGATGCTATCCTATGGTATGTCCTCTTCCAAGATAATGCCAACGTTGCAGATGCTTGGTGATATTGCCATGGGTGATAAGGATAAACTACAGTCACTTACCCTAGCATTCTCACAGATGTCAGCAAGTGGAAGGGTGTGCAAGGAAGACTTGAACCAAATGGTGGATGCAGGATTCAACCCATTACAAATCATTTCAGAGAAGACAGGAAAATCAATTGGTGAACTTACAGATGAGGTTTCCAAGGGAGCCATCTCAGTTCAAGACATTGAGCAAGCCTTCATTGATGCTACAAGTGAGGGTGGAAAGTTCCATAACATGGTAAACAACATGTCTGATTCTATTGCAGGAAAGACAGCTCAAATGACTGATAATTGGGAAGCCTTCAAAGCCTCAATTGGTGCATTGTTGAAACCTGCATATTTGGGGGCGATTCAGACAACCACTTCTGCAATAGATGCCATGACCAAGGCAGTAGAACGCCTTAGAGTGATTGCAGGTGATGTTACCGTAGGTGATGGGGATTACAATAAGTCAACCCAAAATGCCCTCAATTATGCAACTAGCAAAGGAGACAAGGGTGGCAAGACCAAAAAGCAGAAGGAAGCCATAAGGAAGAAAACCATCAATAATGGCATTGCTTACGAGGAAGCAAGGAGAAAAAGAATTGACAACGCAATATCACAAAAATCTGCTGAACTCCAAACTAGACTCCATCCAAAGAGAAGTGTAAAACCATATCCAACATGGACAGCTAAGAAGACAGTAATTCAGCTTAAAAATGAGATAGCATCACTGATTCATCAAAAGGCACAGACAAATGATAGGATAAAGTTATATAAGGAATCCTTGAATGAAAACCCTTATGAAGCACCAAAACCATCAATCCCAAGCGGTGGCAGAAGTAACACCAATAGAGGTGGTGGCGGTGGTGGAAGAAACACCAATAACACCAATACAGAAGTCATCCCAAAGGGAAGTCTAGCAGAATTGGAGAAGGAACTAACTCAGGCAAGGAAGGCAGCTTCACTTGCAGTGGGTGAAGATGCTTACAACCAAGCCATGGAGACAGTAAGCAAGATTGAAGACAATATAGGAAACTTCAAGTTCAATTCCTACAAGAATGCTGAAAACTCTCCAATCAAGGACAATGACTTGTCCAAGATGAAAATGCCAAAGAATGGTGTGCTTGGGGTTAGTCTTGGTCTTCCAAAAAAAGATGAATTGGATGATTTTGCAAAGACCATTGCTGACAGCATGGAGAAGGTAAGAGAGGAAACCCAAAGGACTGAGGAAGAGTTCAAGAATCTCACTGATAGCATAAGAAACCAATATGGTGGTCAGATAGCTGATTTTGCAACAAGATTTGCTGAGTTGGCTAAGTTCATCCAAGACGGTGGAAGTACAACAGAGGCAGCAGCAGCAGGACTTGTGATGCTTGGTGATTCCCTTCAAACAATCGCAGGTAATGGAGCAATAGCAAAGGCAGGTGCAATCATGGCTGCAATTGGTCAATGTGTACTTGGTTTTGCAACCGCATCCGCACAGGCAGCAGCTCTTGGTCCTTTTGGTTGGTTGGCATTTGTTGGAGCAGGACTTGGAACTTTAGCAACCATGATTTCAACCATTCAAGGATTCTCCAACGGTGGTATTATAGGAGGTGCAACAACTAGTGGTGATATGCAACTAGCTAGGGTCAATGCAGGGGAAATGATTCTCAATAACTCTCAGCAAGCAAGGCTCTTTGACCTTTTAGACGGTGGAGCTGCAATGATTGGCAATACCCAAGGAAAGGTTGATTTCAGAATCAGCGGACAAGCACTTGTTGGAACGCTAAAAAATTACAACACTAAGATGAGTAAGGTTAGGTAAAAATGCTTTACAAAGGAACTTTCAAGGATATTAATGATAAGCAATATACAGTCAGAATAACAACGAATGGCGATACTTCAAGGGTTACAACATTGACCCTTGGTACGCCACCATTTACCACTTCTATGGATTCTGATGGTGATACACTATACAAGAATGCCAAGTATCAGTCAGCAACAATCAAGTACATGGAGAAAAATGAGCACTATGACATCTATTCTTCAAAGGCACATGACACGAAGGTTGAACTACTTGGAGAAGATGGTGGAGTTGTGTGGACAGGATATGTAGAACCAAGCACCTTCAATCAAGATTACCAAGGATATGAAACTGAGGTTGAGGTTAACGCCATAGACGGTCTTTCAACACTCCAATATTACAAGTATAGCCCAATCAGTGGTAGCAAGAGCGTTGTAAGCTTCTTAGGGCTATTAAAGTACTTGGTTAAGAAATGTAACTGTTACCAATATATCTACATACAGGATTCACTAGCAATATCCAAAGGTAGCAATACCAATGGTTTTATAAAAAGCTGTTACATTTCAGAACAGAATTTCTTTGATGATAAGAATGATGGGGAGACAGATGAGGATGTTGCCTGGACTTGCCAAGATGTTCTAGAGGAGCTTGCACAATTCTTGAATATGACCGCAATTGCTTGGGGTGATGGAGTTTATTTGTTAGATTATGACGCTATCAAGAATGGAGCTACAACATTTTGGAAATTTGCGCTTGCCAATAATACTGAGTCAATGGTAACAATTGGTAACACCTACACAATAACAGGTGATGATATAGCTGAAAGCAATCAGACTGTATCATTGGTTGACACATATAATAAGGTATCAATCAAGGCTGACAATTACACCTTTGACAGTATTATCCCTAGCGTATATGAGAACTTGGAGAATATCACATCATCAACTGATGCTACCTTGCAATCATCTGACAATGTGAACAATGGTATGTATGGAGAAGTTATCGGCAGCAGTCTAGGAAGCAAGTCTAGCGAGAACATGATAATGATGCTTGATAGAACATACAATCCGCAGAAAAAGAAGTTCCAAGCCTACAATGCGGTTGGTGTGAAGTACTACAAGAATCCAAATTACATCTGTTATAGGTATGACAATGGGAAGTACAACAAGACCATGAATTACACTGACAGTAAGAGCTACAAGGGTGCTGTCATAGCAAAGTTCTTTGTTAAGCAGTTGAATAATTCATTTTCATATTGGGACTATTATTTCAAGGAGTTGACAGGAGGCACAATAACCTTTGATGATTGGATGGCTAAGAATGAGGTATCAAATATCTCTTTCTCCAATTACCTTTGCTTGCTCAACCCACTAGATAATCATATATCATCAACCAACATTGCTAATTATCCATTCTTGCAGACAAATTCATCTGATTCAACAGCATTTTTTGGTGGGAAGAATGCTTATCTATTGATTACAGGAAGCTATCAATATCACGTATTTGATGATGACCCTTACCCTATCCCACAGACACAAGCAGACATCCGTGAAGGAAGATACGCAATTGATGACGGACAAGCATACCTCTTGGCTAGCCTTAAATGGGGCTCTCAGTATTGGAATGGAAAAAGTTGGACAGCAAGCAAATCTACTTTCAAGATACCGTATATAGTTGAAGGTGCAAGCAAAGGAGACAGAAGGGCTGATGCTACAATGTTCAAAGATAACAAATTTGTCAACACTGTATCATGGAGACTTGGACTTGACAAAGAAGGTTATTGCATAAAAGCACCAAATGAAGGTGTTATTGCAGGACAGCCACAATTTACCTTGTATTGCCCTTTTGACCCTAACTTCCATTCAACCAAGAGTGGTGACAACAAGGGACAGCATTATAAGATGTCTAGGGTTTTCCTAAAGGATTTTGACATCCAAGCCATAATCGGAGACCCAACCTTCAGTGGGGAGCTTGACAGTGATACAGTATATACCAACATCATCAATAAGGACTTCACCAATGAGCTTGATGATATAACTTGGAAGATAAGCACATTTGATAACAAGAAACCATCTTTTTCTGCTGTTGCGTGGAAAAACTCTGATGGGACTTTCAAGTACTTGGAAGATACTTATGTAAAGGCATTGGAAGAGGGTGAACTATCATGGGAGAACAGTGATAAAGATGCGCCACAGTTTGGAAAGCTAAGACAGGAGGAACACATGATTTACCGCTTGGTCAACCAATACTCAACGCCTTCAATATCATTGTCAATGACAACCAAGTTATCACCATTCTCACCATTCACTAGAGTAAGGGAGAAGTTTATGAGTAACAAGCAATTCATAATTGACCAAATGGATATAGACTATGAAAACGCTTCCACAAGCTTAACACTAATTGAGAAAAAATAAAGGATTGATGTAATGAAGATTATTAAATACAATCAAAGCAAAACCATGTCAGGTGGCACAAGGACACTAGGTGGAAATGGAGGTGGAATATACTCAAACACTTCCTCTTCTGCACCTAGCGTAAATCTAGAGCCTTATGCCTTGAAGACGCAAATCTTATGGGAAAAGGGAGAAGGAAATAACTCAGTCATTGAGAAAAACCATAGCCTGCAAGCTATTAATGACGATGAAACAGCAGTAGGAAAGTACAACCAAAGCATAAGTGGTGAAACTATCTTTACAGTTGGAGTTGGAGAGGATGAAGACAGTAGGAAAAACGCCTTTGCTGTAACATCTAGTGGAGTGTCAGCAGAAACAGCCTCAATTGACAACCTGTCTTCTATTACCGCCAACATAGGAGACGTAACAGCTAAGACAGAGAATGTAGGTACACTGACATCACAAACAATCACCAACAATGGCTTGATTAAAACCAACCAATTTGAGACGCAGACACTCCAAGCTGTAAGCGGTTATATTCAGTCACTCATGTCAGAGGAAATCACCACAGAATATCTAGAGGTAACAAAAGCAGCCCATTTCTTCAAATTGGTTATAGATGAGATTAAGGCAGTAGGTGGAAGGCTGATAATAACCCCTGCAAGTGCTGAAATACACCATGTGGAAGAACTCTCAGACCGTTTCCGCTGTTACTTCAAGGCTAGTGATGGGAAGAAACAGATATACCAAGAGTTTGAGAAGGATGACCAAATAATATGCCAAACGTTCAACGCCTCAGTTGGAACTTCCTATGATGTTTCCAATACCTACTATTGGCGTTTATGTGTGGATGTATCACAATCAACAGTCACAATTGATGGTGATGATTTCTTCTATGTTGACTTGTCCAAGACGGATAAGGATAAATTCTCTGTTTCAATACCAAAGCAAGGTGATAACATAGTACAATTGGGAAATAGAACTAAGGAAGACAGGCAAGCTGCAATTATAATATCAGCCTATAATGATGGGTATCTAGACCCAGAGATAAAAGCACCATCCCTAGTGCAATATCAAGGGATAAATGACTATTCTCTTAAAAATCATAGGCTTAATGTCATTTCAAAGGGATTGAATCAGTTCAAGGGCGCATACCTAAATAATGCAGGAAAAAACCTTGATACCAAGATTGATGACTTGTCCACAACAGTGACGGATAAAACGTCTGACATTACCCAAACAATTGACGGAATCAAAACAAGGGTAAGCAATACAGAAACGTCAATTTCAACTGTAAGTAAGAAGGTTGATGATAATAAGGCTGCAACTGACACAGCCATAGCTAACACTAACAGCACTGTAACGACCTTGACGCAAACCGTTAAGAACAATTACTCAACCCTTGACCAAAAGGCAGATAGTATATCAAGTAGAGTATCAGCAAACACCAAGAGTATTACAACTGTAAGTAAGAAGGTTGATGATAATAAGACTGCAACTGACACAGCCATAGCTAACACTAACAGCACTGTAACGACCTTGACGCAAACCGTTAAGAACAATTACAGTACATTAGACCAAAAGGCTGATGGTATTAAGGCTACAGTTTCAGCACACACACAGACAATAACAGCACAAGGAACTAGCATTTCCAACTTGGAGAGTGGTTTGACAAGCACCAATAACACCATAACAGCACTTACCAAGACAGTAAAGGATAACTATTCAACCCTTGACCAAAAGGCTGATGGAATCTCAACCACGGTATCAACAAACACCAAATCAATTGATGAGCTTAGTGGAAAAATTAAAGACCAAGCAACGGCAATAAGTAAGGTTGACCAAAAGGCTGATAGTATTACTTCTACTGTATCTTCTATGAAAGATGAGATAATAGGTGCAAACTGTATGCTAGGTTTGAATGGTCAAGGATGGAGCGATAACACTGTATATGAGGATGCTGGTGCTAGTTTTCACTGTGAATCTACAGACTGGTTTCAATCACATCCTATAGCTGATTTTAGTGGTGATTATACATTCTCATTTGGTTTATGGGGTGGCGGCATACAAATCAAGATACTAGATTTTACACAAACATATTATAATGATGGAATTTATGACCCATATGTAGATTTCGGTACTTATACACCATGTAAGATATTAACTACTTCATCAAGTGTATCAAGTAACACTTTAACTAATTATGCTACTAGTGGAACATCATCAACTTGGACTTATACCAACACAGAGACTATAACATTGGCAGTTGGTGATAATGTAGCGGTTAGAGTAACTAATAGTACTAATAACCGTTATAATGCTATATATGGTAAAATAACAGCTATCACCACAAGTTCTAAGACTGTTACAGTTAAAGCCATTGCATTATTAGACCAACCTAATACTATTTGTACTTTATCATGTCCTACAGACAAAAAAGACGGCACTGGCATTAACTCTTTACACTATGATGAAAAACTTGGCAGGTATTGGATAAGGTTCAAGGAAACTAGAGGGGCAGCAAAGACATTTGTAATGCTATTTAGGAATCTAAGTGCTTCAAATGTTGGGTGGATACATAGACTGATGCTAGAAGAAAGTGTTGAATATCCGCATATGTATAATAACACAGGTCAAGCATCACAATCCATGATTAAGCAGACTGCAAATGAAATATTGATGTCTGTGAATAATACCTATTTAAAGATAGGTGATGGTAACATAACATTGAATGGTGACACAAAAGTGAACGGTTCTTTGACACTTAATGATGAAAAACAAGGTTTCTTGTTGCTTGGAAATGGTGGAATTACAGAAATATCACCAAAGTCAATTGGTACATATAATGATTTCAAATCAGCAAACACTAACACCCAACAAGTGGTAAATACAATCAATTGCAATGGTGCGAGACCAACCTCTGGTGATATTTTGAGATTTGAAGGCACTTTGATAATTCACTTGGGTGATAGAAAGAAAGGAGATTTCATAAAGTGTAAGTTCAACTCTCTTAATGCAAATGTGACAAACGGTTGGAATGGTTCATCATTCTCTCAAAATTTCCCAATATCTTGTAGTTTTTCTGTTAGTATGGGGAATAGCTTTGGTTCACTTGGCACAGGTGGTTGGACCCCAATTTCTGTAAACAAAGAATTTTCATATACCTTTGGCTCAGATATTACTAACGCTAAAATATATGTAAAATTCAGCGGTAACACATTATATTCAAGATGGAAAGGAAACTATAACGTCTATCAAAGGAAACCAATGCCAATACCAAATGCTCTTATTGAGGTTAATTGCACATTGACATTGCCAACAACTGCACACATGCTTATAGGCTATGATGGTTGGGGAGCCAATTTCGGTAACAACAAAACTGTCTATTGCGGAAAGGATGGATTCATTGCAAGCTATGGTGGAGAAGAGTTTAGGATAACCAGTAATGGAATTTGGAACAACAATAAAAGAAATGTAAAGGTAGTTAATGGAACAGGTTATCCACGAGAAGCACCTAACAAATATCTTATAGAATTACCAATAGATACCGTTCTATGCAAGGGTGATAACTGCAAGGTAATATTCCCAAAAGACCCACCACAAGGATATATGATTACAATCTATGATAAATGTACTGATAACTGCTATTTTTCATCAAATGGTAAAAGTATTCAAGGCACAACTGATTATGGTACTGACTATCATGTAGTCACCAATGGTGAGTTAAGTGGAAGAATACCGTGGAGATGGACATACATAGATGGTGTTTGGTATGAAGAGTACATTGGATAATGACTATTGATAAACTATTTATTGGTATATACAAAAGTACTATATAGCGATAAATGGAAAATACAATAATCAATAAAGTTCAGAAATGGGATGACTTGCCAGCAAAGGAGAAAAGCCAAATATTAATGGCAGCATTCCTAATCCTTGCAGCAGTTGTCCTAGTCTTCACATGCTTCTTCATGACACTCCAAGTAGGAGCATCCATTTTGGGAGCAAGTGGTGAGTTCTTAGCAACTGCAATGGCATTGTTAGGATTGACACTGATTGTGAAGAACAGTCTGATAGACATTCAGACAACAGTTCAAGAGAAGCTTGGCAATGACAAAGCCTAAAGTAAATTGAAGGGATGATGGGTTAGATTGATTCTAGCTTGTCATCCCTTCTTTCTTTCCCCTAGAATCATGCAAAAAACATGGATATGCCTAAGTATCTGACTATCAATGCTTTATATTTTTTATTTATAAGTGGGGGGATGGTCTAACTCATTGAATATCAGCTGATTATCGCCCTCGGTCTTTGCTTTACCGAGAGGCATTTTTTGAAAGTGTCCAAACCCCCATTATTTCATAAGATAAATACCACTATTCGTTAGTAATTTTTAACGTATCTTATAAAACACTGATAATCAATACGTTATATTGTAGGAACATTGACCATAGTTGTAGCGATAGCGGTCAGTATGCTGATGGCTATCTGCAGAATCGTTTTCCAAGTGTTCGCTTTCATCTTTTTTGAATGTTGAATGTTGAGTGTTGAATGTTGAATTTTTTGTGGGGCGGATAGGCTGGGCTAGGGGCTAGCACCCTAGCCAGTCTATCCTTGGGCTATTCAAGGCCGTCGCCAGTTTCGCCAGTACCGCCGCCTGATTCAGAGCCTTGGCCTTCGCTGCCGGTAGTGCCGGTGTTTGAACCGCCTGGGGTAGAACCGCCTGGCGTATTATCCGGAGTAGTTGGGGCGTTGAGGTCAACGTTGGTCTTACCCTCCTTAATCGCCTT